AATTCTCGTCCCGGTCGCCGTTTCGGCCAAGTCGGCGGCCGTCATAGACCAGCCCTTCTCTTTGGCGATTTTTTCAGCCAGAGGCCAAAATCTTGGCGGTATTCCGCGCTTTTTCCAATGGCTGATGCACACTTTGGAAACATCAAAAGCCTTGTAAGCATCGCCCGGCGCGAACCGTTCCAGAAAAGATTTATGATCCATCTTGAAGGTTTCCATATTCTTTTGGACTCACTGTTTACCAAGGAAATATGTAAGTGTCCATTTTGGATTGCGTTATGCCAAAAAAAAGCATACCATTTCAGTTAAAGAACAATTAATGAACTTCCTGAAATATATTGTGCAATACATTGAAAGGATTGCATATGAAGCAAGATATAAAAGAAATTAATGCCAAAATGGAAACTGTTTTGTCTAAAGCCATTGAAGAGTTTGATGGCGAAGGCATTTACTTCGCGGTTATCTATCGGGGAGAACTTGGATTAAAGATGGCGCACGTATCCAATATGAAGCCAAAATATATGATCGCGGCATTAAAAGAATGGATAGAAATCCAGGAAGGGACAGATGAACGAGATCGTCCAAACTGAGCCAGAAAAAACCGTATCTCTCTTAACCATCATCGCGGAAGCCGCCCGAAACCCGGATACAAATATCGCCAATCTCCAGGCGCTTTTGCAGATGCAGCGCGAGGTTATGGCCGATCAAGCGAAAATCGCCTTTGCCCGCGCCGAGTGGCGGTTACGGAAAGATTTGCCCCAAATTCCGAAAAACGGAACAATTGACCTGGGAACCAAGGGCAAAATTAAATTCGCTCGTTGGGAAGATATGGCGGAGGTCATTCAACCGCCCATGGACCGGGAAGGCTTCACCCTCTCGTTTGACACCGAGGAACGCGCCCGCGAGGGCGGCGGTAGCGTGGTCATAGGCACCCTCACCCATATAGACGGCCACCACAAGACGGCACGCTTCAGCCTGCCCCTGGATAGCGGGCCGGGGCGGAACAGCCTCCAGGCGGCAGGCTCTACGCTCTCATACGGAAAGCGTTATGTGACAGAGCTGCTACTAAACATTGTGCGACGCGGCGAGGATGACGACGCCAGGGCGGCGGGTATCAGATACATCACGGCCGCGCAGAAAAACGACCTGGTTGCGCTCATGCAAGAAACAAAAACCGATACAACAGCGTATTTGCGGCATCTTGGCGTGAGCAGCTTGGACGAAATAGAGCAAAAAAATGCGCCCGCCGCGCTGAATGCACTTTTGGCGAAAAAAGCGAAAATGGGAGGAAAAAGTGAGGGAAATCCTAGTTGAACAGGGTAGTGCGGAATGGCTTGCCGTTCGCCTTGGCCTGCCTACGGCTTCAAATTTTGACAAGATTTTAACGCCTGGCGGCAAGCTATCCACATCTTCCAGAAAATTCGCATTTTACTTGGCGGCTGAAAAAATCCTGAATCGCCAACTTGAGTCCTTAGATCACCTGGAATGGGTTCAGCATGGGAAATTGTACGAGGAAACCGCGGCGAGAAATTATGAGTTTGTTCAAGACGTTAGGGTAAGAACCTGCGGATTTATCACTACGGATAACGGCCTTGTAGGGGCGAGTCCAGATCGTCTCTTGCTGGATTGCAACGGCGGGCTGGAGATCAAATGCCCCGCCCCTCAGACGCAAATGGGCTACATCGTGGATGGTTTTGGCGATGCTTATAAATGCCAGGTGCAGGGCCAAATGTGGGTGGCGGAGCTGGACTTTGTTGACCGCTATGCCTGGCACCCGGAATTACCCCCCGCGCTCCAGCGGACAGAGCGGGATGAGCCATTTATCAAACTCTTGGCTGATGCCGTCAATCAATTTTGCGATGATCTTGCCGAAATCATGAGAAAAGCCAGATCATCCGGCTATTTTGAGGAACAGCAAAAGCTCTTAACGGCCGTGGATCAAGCATACTTGCCAAAACCGTAGGATTCTGGAAATAATAATATGTATCTAAATCAAAACGATGGTGGCAAGATGAAAGATTTGCGTGAACTTGATGGATATAGAATTGATGATTTCACTGATGATGATCGGATATATAACGGGGCTTTTATCGTCATTTCAAAAACAACGCGGCGATATATGAGGGTCATAGCCTCTAATGATGGTGGCTGGGATCACGTCTCTATAAGCCTCGTCAACCGTTGCCCGAATTGGCATGAAATGGAACAAGTTAAACGGATGTTTTTCAAGGATGATGAGCTATGCTGGCAATACCATGTTCCGCCATCGGACCATATAAACATTCACCCTCACGTTTTGCATATTTGGCGGAAGCATGATTTTGAAATGCCCGTGCCGCCGCGAGTCATGGTTTGATGACATGTAACCAACTGGCGGCAAGACGGTTTGGATCGTCCGTTAAATTTTTGCCGATTACTAAGCAATTAGTATTGACTATCATCTAAGATGTATATAATTCACAATTACGATGGCGGTGAAAAATGGCAAACCAAATCCCTGAATTGACTCCTGTTTCCAGCTCACATTTGGATGCGGTTGGATATGATGATGCCACCCAAACACTCTATGTGCAGTGGAAGGATGGCCGGGTTTCTGGTTATGACAATGTGCCGCCATCAATCGCCAGCGACATGCAAAACGCGCCAAGCGTCGGCAAGGCGTTTAATTCCCTGATACGAGGCAAGTATCAGCACACATACGAGAAAGATAAGACTAATGGTTAAATTGACTAAGAAAACCGGCTCTCTGAGGGCTTGCATTTACACGCGAGTTTCCACGGCCGATCAAACCACAGAAAACCAGAGGCGGGAGCTTATGGAGCTGGCGAAAAAGCGTGGCTGGGAAGTGGTTGGCGAATACACCGATCAGGGCATTAGCGGCGGCAAGGGGCGCGAGGCCAGGCCGGGGCTGAATGCTATGCTAAAGGCGGCTGATGCGGGCGAGTTCGATATTATGCTGGTATGGGCGATTGATCGGCTTGGCCGCTCGCTGGCCAGCCTGATTCACACGCTCCAGGATTTGGACCAAGCTGATGTTGGCCTCTACATCCACACGCAAAACCTAGATACTACTACGGCGGCAGGCCGAGCGATGTTCCAAATGCTTGGCGTTTTCGCGGAATTTGAAAGGTCCATGATCCAGACGCGCATTAAGGCGGGTTTGGCGCGGGTCAAGGAAGAGGGGCGCCGCCCCGGTCCAAAGGGACTGGAAGTGACCGATCCTGAGCGCTACCGGCGCGTCATGGAATTGCTGGCGGGCGGCATGCGGCCGTGGGTGGTGCATAAGACGACCGGCACCGGCCATTCCACCGTCCTGAAAATCCGTGAAGGATTGAGGGCAGCAGCGGAGTAATAATCAAAAGGGAGGAAAATCATGCAGATTTTGAAAATCGTTTTGCAAGGGATAGGCGAAACCTTAATGCTACGCTTCAAAACCAAAAAATCGGCGGAGTATTACCGCCACAAGATTCATGCGGCCATGGAAACAACAGAAGGTACGTATCCAAGTGCCGTTGAGATAGAAGATGATTACGGGTTATGCGTGAAAATCCCGCCTTACGGCGTCCTCTTGATCCAACTGATAGATTTTGAAAAGGCAATGGAAGGAGACGCGACGAATCAATATATTCAGAAGAAAATTCAGGACCGCGTATTCAACCGCCTGATGGTGGAACATCCGATCATTGAAAAGCCATTCCAGTAAATTTTTCTTGCTGGCTATGGAGGCAAATTGTTAATGGCCGGAAATGGCCAGCAAATCTGGAAAATGGCTCCGGGCGTTCTCCCAATTCATCGAAAACTTGCGGATTGATAGTAAGGAGTCGGCGGCGGAATCGCCCGAAGAGGGAACGAAGCTAGACCTTTGGGAGAGTCAGAAAAGGGCGCTGGATTTCATCGGAAATGGCCTAGACGATGGAATCCATATTTTCCTGATACTTAAATCCCGCCAACTTGGGATTTCCACAATTACGCTGGCCATTTTGCTCTTTTGGCTGGCCATCCACCCCCGAATTTTCGGCGCCCTGGTCATAGATAATGACAAAAATAGCCAGGCTTTCCGCGACGTTTTGACGCGATACATGCGAAGCTTTCCCCAAAACTACTTTGGGAAGGCGTTCACAATAACCAAAAATAACGCGGCTTTTCTGGAATTTTCAAACGGCTCGCGTTTGGATTTCCTGGTGGCGGGAAAGTCGAAAACAACATGGGGTGAGTCCCGTGCCTATACCGTCGCTTTGCTTTCCGAGGTTTCCAAATATGGTCGTGTAGAGGGATTGAATTCCTTTATGGAAACCATGTCGATGGATAATCCCAATCGACTTTACATTATGGAATCCACCGCGCACGGCCAAAACCACTGGCGCTCC